TAACATCGTTGATTCATACTTCTTCTCTCAGGACGCTGTTGGTCTTGCAATCGGTATCGACATCAAGACTGACGTTGATTGGATTGCTGATCGCACTTCTTGGTTGTGTAACGGTATGCTGAAAGCTGGCGCTGTTTCTCGTGACGGTCTTGGTATCGTTAAAGTTCAATACGACAAAACTGCATAAGGAATATTATCATGGCTTTTTCAAGAGACGGCTTATGCCGAATTGGTGGTTCTGGTGTTGGTGGAGCTACTTGGCAGTATTCTACTGCTGATGCTACTTCTGCTGTTGTAGCAGACACTAACTACTTTGCTGCTGCTAAGGACGAACTAGATGCTGGCGATGTACTTATCATTGTTGGTACTACTGGTGGAACTCCTACTGGACGTATTTCATACGTTGAGTCAAATGACGGTACTACTGTTGTTTGTGGTGCTGGCGTAGTAATCACTGCGTAAGTAGTAAAACTGAATGGGGCTGCCTCGGTGGCCCCTTTCTTTACATATAAAGGTTTTTTATGTCAAGCAAGATACAGCTAATTTCTAATGCACTCATTCTAATTGGCGACTTGCCTGTAACATCTTTATCAGGTAACTCTCGCGCAGAGACTGTTGCTAACAATTTGTACGACAATATTGTACAGAATGAACTAACAAAGTTTCGATGGGGCTTTGCCCGTAAGCAAGCTCAATTGTCTTTAACTGTCGAGGAGCCTATAGGCACTGAATGGCAGTCCATTTATCAGCTTCCTACCGATATGCTTGTTTTAATTAAATTAAGTCCAAGCATCAGATACCAAATTCTTGGTGACAAAGTTTATTGCAACTATAGTGGAACTCTATATTGCGATTATATTGCTAACGTCTCCGAGTCTGAATGGCCCGTATATTTTTCTAAGATGATTGAATACGCATTGGCTATGGACTTTGCTCCATCCATTCGCGACAGCGCATCTTCTATGCAACTACTGGCTAACCAGTATTTAAACGCTAGTCGTATGGCTAGATTTACTGACTCTCAGCAACACCCCCAAACACCTATCCAGGATCAACCCTTTATTAATGTGAGGTACTAATGCCTAAGTCGCAATATAAGCAGTCCAGCTTTGCTAGTGGAGAGCTTTCGCCGTTACTAATAGGCCGTACCGATCTTGATCAGTATTACAAGGGTGGGCAATCTGCTGAAAACGTAGTTATCGTACCGCAGGGTGGCGTGAAGCGTAGACCTGGGACTGAGTTTATTGACGGAGTTGTTAGGGCGCTAGTGCGTCAAACTGCTGTAACGCCAACTATGCCCTTTGGCGGTGTTGCTGCTAATATCAATGACGGAGATGATGAAACATTTGGTGATACGGCTATTATTGGATCTCAAAATCCAGTTGTCATTGCTAAATATGATTTTGGCTCTCCAACATTAAACGACTTTATTGATCTCAGGAATGTCAGTATTGTTCCTAATCCTGTAGTTTCCGATGGTGTTGTAGTTGCGGCTTCTATAAACATCCAATATTCAGATAATAATATTGATTGGACTTCCGTTAAGCCAGGGCCTCTTGGCGTATTTATGCGCGTGGACAATGTCAGTCCTAGAAACATTAGATTTAAAATAGATAACTTAAACAAGCGTTACTGGAGGCTAGTAACGGAACTGGCATCTTCTGCCGCCGGTCAAATAAGGATTGGAGAATTTGGCTTCAAAAATGAATCGCTTGGAATTGGCACAGCTAAAACATTTGACTGGCATTATGGGGTCGATCAAAGTTATCTTGGTGTACTGACTGCTGGCAATCTTAGGTTTTATAGAACGCCTCATGCTGGCAGCACAGAAACAGTTTATGTAGCTGATGTAATTGTGCCTTATTCAGAAGCAACAGTAGATAGCGTAAGGGATGCTCAAACAGAAAATGTAATGCTTATGTTTCAGGAGGATTACCCTCCGGTACGCATTGTATTTAGTGGGTTAGATGAAACTGACGCTTTTGTGCTAGACAACATTCCTTTTATAAATGTTCCGCAGTATGATTATGATGACGTTGATAGCCCTATTTCCACACCTGCAATACAGGTCTGTACATTTAGTGGTTTTACTTATGGGCAGCAATATCAAATTGATGTTGATGGAGTTTTAAGTAAAGACATTACTTATTCTGGGGATTCAAATGCTGATGAGCAATCTTCTACGGCTTTCCATTTGCAGAAGAATTTGCAGGATATGCCTAACTTTGGATTTTCGGGCATAAGTGTAGCAAGAACCCACACTAAGACGTACACAATCACAATGGCTGGAGCGTCAGCAGGTGAGTATGAACTGTTTGCTGGATTCCCTACCAGTGGAAGTGGAAGTGACACAATAGCGTTTAGCATAACACAGCAAGGACAATCTCAATCTGAAGATGTTTGGTCGGAAACTAGGGGCTATCCAAAGTTAGGAGTATTTTTTGAAGGGCGTTTATGGCTGGGCGGTACAAAGTCTAAGCCACAGAGTTTGTTTGCATCTAGGTCAGGCAGTTACTTTGACTTCTTTAGCGAGAAGGGTGAAGATGATGAAGGCATATTTATAACAATTGACTCTCGCGGATTAACTAACATTGTTGATATTAATCCAGATCGAGGCTTGCAGGTGTTTTGCTCAGGCAGTGAGTTTGTAGTTCAAGGTAAAACTCCGTCAGATATTGCGGTGGTTGCTCAGACTCAGCATGGCTCAATTAATCTTGAGTCAAAAGCTGTTGACGGGGCCACACTATTTGTAGACAAGAATGGAAATACTTTGCGTCAGTATGTATTCAGCTTTAATGAAGATGCCTATACATCTAATGACATTTCTGTTTTGTCTTCACAGTTAATTAATCAGCCCGTCGATATGGCTTTGTTGTCTGGCAGCACAACAGAAGATGCGAACTGGGTATTTTTGGTAAATCAGGATGGTACTGGTGCCGTCTTAAATACAATGAGAGCGCAAGATATAAATGGCTTTACGCGCTGGACACCTTCACCAATAAACACTATTAAGTCGTGCTCTGCTGTTGGAGACGAAATGTACATGATCGTGTATCGCCAAGTAGGCATTGCTGATTACTATGACATTGAGCGATGGAGTTTTGACTATTTAACAGAGTCTGCTTTAAAAACTACAGTGGTTAATATGGGGTCTGATGTTATCATACCTGTTGGCTCCAGACTTAGTGGCTATGAAGTAAGTGTTGTGGCTGACGGGGATGTTCTTCCAAGTCGAGTCGTTTCTTTGGTAAATGGCGCTGTAGGAATTACAATTACCGCAGCAGAGCTTAATGGATTTAGTACTAGGGATATAGAGGTTGGGCTTAACTTTCCAGTAAAAGTAAAGACAATGCCTGTCAACACCAGTTCTGGCACTCGCCTTGGTCAAAATAGTATGCGCGAAAAGAAAATTTGCAGAATGAATTTAAGAGTGTATGAGACTGCTGGAGTCTATGTTGACGGAAACCCTGTAGCAATTAGGCAGTTTGGTGCAGCCCCCAATACTCCATTAAATACATCATTTACACCTATAACTGGCGTTATAGAAGATGACAATGGCGGCAATGGCTGGGGCATTGATGTTGTTCCTGAGATCACAGTACCAGACCCTACGCCTTTCCATTTACAGGCTATTGAGTATGAGGTCGAATCTTCGTGAATGATGTTGTAACGCAGGACAGTATTTACCAGCTACAAGAAATAATAAAGGATTTTCCAAAGGCAGAAGTAATTACAAGACACCATTTTTCTGATGGTATGTATGCAAGAGAGATGGTAATGCCTCCAGGAAGTATTGTTGTAGGGGCGCTTCATAAAAGCAAACACCTGTTTAGCGTGGTATCTGGTGAGTGTGAGGTATCTAGCGTTCACGAAAGAGAAAAAATTACAGCTCCGTATTTGGGCGAGACAGTGCCAGGAACTAAGCGTGTTATATATAGCGAGACAGGGTGTATTTGGATTACATACCATCCTACACACTTAACAGATATTGATGAAATAGAAGCAGCTCTAGTAGAGCAAGAGGTTATTTAAATGTTTGTAATTGTAAGCACCTTGATCGTGGCTAGCACAGCAGTAACTGCATATGGTCAAATACAGGCAGGTAAGGCGCAAGAGTCGGCACTTAAACAACAAGCCGAGCAAGAA